CTTCCTCATTCTTCATGACTCAAAATTAGTCTATTAACTTAATCTAAATCAACATCTTGTTAACATACTTATTCACATAGCATTAAGCGCTATATCTTTGGCCTAAGAATTTGCTTTTGGTTTAGCAATGATTATTGATTATCTGAGATAGGCTTGCAAACGTGCAGGCCTATTTTAGTTTATACCCTGTAGGGATAGAAAACATAGGGAGTACTCCCTAATTGCCCCTTTAGGGTATAATTTTTAGAAAAATTCATGCAGGTAATTCGGCTGTGCTCCGAATTGATGTAGATTATTTTACACTTTTAAGTACGATAAAATGTGCTAAATCACACTTTACGTTAGATAAACGCATACTTGGTATAATTCCTATTAAGCTCAAAGAAAGCTCTCATCATTATAGCATCTGCTATATCGGGAGATATCCCACCGGTGCGCTGGCTAATAGTATCTTTAGATGTAACGCGAAGCTTTCCCTCCTTATCAGGATCTACCCTCCTGACTAACTCAAGCTCTTTTACTATATCTTCCTGCCATTTGATAGGTAAGGTAATCTCATTCTTATCTATTAGCTCACCAAGTCTGAAATAACAATCTGCTTTTAAATTCATGTATTGCGTTCCTCGCACTGCTTTACTACCATTCATAAATTCGCGGCAGCGTAGGCTATCAACGAGGCCTCCCCCCACACCATCAGCATCGGCAAGTACATTGCTTAATCTAATGCTGTGAGTGTTCATTAATCTTTGTATCTCCGCCTTAACTTCATCTTGGCGCTTTTGCCTAAGCACTACTATATCAATACAGCTTAATCCTTTCCACACACAAAGCACAGTTCTATCCTTACCAAGCCGCGCAATGTCGGCAGTGATGTATCCATCTCCTACATTCATAGGCTCACGAAAGCAGCGCATAAGCTCATCATACATGTATAATCTATCTGAGCTGTTATCAAATTCCCAGTCTCCTTCTAAGAGTCTCTTCCTATCTGCTTCGGGTAATCGGGTAAGGCTTGTAACATAACTGTCAGGTAGGTACAAATTGTCCCCAGGTAGCGCCTGCACAAATGCTCTATGCTCAGGCAGATTCTGATTCTTGTAGGGTAAGTAAAATTGATTGTATATCCACCCCTTTGAAGGATTGCACGTGAGTAATATCTTAGGCTTAAGCCCGAACTCGTTAAGCTTATATCTTATACGTGAGCTAACAATAGAATAAGCCTTCTCAGTTATCTCAGTAGCTTCATCTATAAATACATCAGTGACTTCTAACCCTCCTAAGTCAGTCATCATAGGATCTGATGGATAAAGAAACAAATCGGCTAAGATTATTTCTGAGCCATTGCTGAACTTAATGATGTGGCTCTGCTGATTATAGATGAAATCTTCGCCTGCTTTCAGCCCTATCTCGTTAGCCACCTGAAAGAAAGTAGCCATTGTAGTCTTTTTAAGCGTATCTAACTTAGCTCGGCCAATCAATGAGCGTGTACCTGGATACTTTAAACGCCTAAGAATCTGCCACATGCAGCCGAGCATAGTCTTTCCACCGCCTGCAGCTCCTCCATAGAGGATAGTTTCTACATCTGAATCTACTGATAAGAATTTAAGTGCCTCGCTTTGTCTTGTAAGAGGCTTGAAATTGTATTCTATTTGTCTCGCCATTGCACAAAGTTAGGTACAATGAAGTGAGTATCAATATCTTTTGTAATTCTTTCTAAATTTAACTCCATCAAATATGCGCCCAATGGCTTAGGTGGTCTCATGCGCTCAACGTGAAAGCCCATGTACCCCTCATCATATTCTTCTTTGTAGCTTGCTGTTCTGATGTGGTGCACATATCTCATATTAACTCTATAACCACCTTTAGTACTATAGCTTAATTCCTCTACCATATCAGCGTGATGGTAAAGCTCATGAACGTGACCACTCCAAATACAATCAGCACCATCTATCATAACACCCATGCGGTTATTTTGGATTACTCCCTTCGTAACTACTCCACCACCACCTGATCCATGGTAGTATTTTGTTTTAAATACAAATGAGCTACTATTGTTTCTTTTTACACGATGTACCCACCATCCACCATAGCCACCTACTAAAACATTCGTGCCTGCTTCTCTATTCAAGCCACTAATAAATCTTTCTATTAAGTCAGTCTCACAGTTCTTTATTATTGCAGTTTCATGATTTCCATATCCCACGAATACCATCAGGTGAGCGTATGGCTTAAACCAATCTATTGCAGTGTTCACTAAAGCATCTAAGTAGTTAGCTACGTTATGCTCCGGCAAGATATCATTCTTACTGCGCCTTGGATCGTACTTACCTTGCATTGCGCAGAACAAATCACCATTAACAGCGAAGTAGATGTTTTCTTCTAAGCACTTATCTAAATGAGCCTTAAGCAGCTTTCTATCACAGTGAGGATTGTCCCAGTGCACATCTGACATCATGAGGAACTTATCCCCACTCTTGCACGTTGTGATTATTATATTTCTACCCTCGCGAGATGATGTAATCATTAGTTATAATATTAGATTTAAGCTCCTGAAAATGCTTTTTAAATTCGTTGTAAGGCACATCTATTACTATTCCGTTATCAATGCCCTGCATTAGTGCTATTGTGCGCTGCCCTACGTAGTAAGTGCCATCTGATCTGAACTCTACTTCAGCTTGAATGCCTACACACTTTCTTGCATCAAACATAAAAGGCACGTTATCGGCATAGGTAGCTTCTAAGCCGATATCCTCGGTATAGTTCCACTGAATAATATAAGTGCTGCATAACTCAGGTAGCAGCTTTGCATTTAAATCTACTACTTCCTTTTTCTTCTTCTTAAATAGATTCATACGCTAAAATTAATAAAAAAGCCCAGCGTTATGCTGAGCTCTCTTATTGTTAGTGGAAGAAATGACTAAAATAAACTAAGTTGATTCTGAACTACAGGGCTTAGCTCATCTTCTAACATTTCAATAATAGCCTTATACCGATTCTTATAATCATTATCAGTTACTTGCTTAAGTAGCAATTTAACACCTTCAATATAAGCCTCATCTTTAGTATTAAAGACAGTGTATTGAGCATGATATATTAAAGGCTGTGACCATCCCTGGTCTTGACCTTTAAACGCAATGGAATAACTCCACATCTCATTCTGAACAATGGCTACATTAACCTGCGCTTCATAATTTTTAAGGCATTTGAATGTTTTTAAGATAGGATTCTCACAAACTCCATGCTCATTGTAAACAAATTTAATCATCTTCACCTCCTACAGTTAGCTGTTTAGCAGTCTCATAACTGCCTCGGTTGTCCAATGGAATAAATCCACTGCCGTTACCATGTACTACCTTCATGAAATCGACTTCTACTTTAGCACTGTTCACAATTACTTGTGCTACATCTGCTATAGTCTTAGCTTTATCCATCTCAATATCCCCATCTTTAAGCGCTTCTATCACTTCAAATAGGTGATTTCTTAAATCTTCAATCTTGTTGCGTGCCATTTTCAATTTGTTTTTTTAGTTTTTTAAGTGTTTTCATTGCAAATCTTAGATCCGCAGGATATCTTACTATGCTATTCCTGCGCATTACATCAGCATAAGAAAGGCATTCAAGATTAGTCAGCTCATAATTTAGCTGATTGTTATCTTTAAATACTATTTTATGCTTTGCCGGAACTGGGCCGTTAGCCTCTTCCCATACTAAAACATGTACTGCTCTCCAAGTTTTAGGATTTGCTACCTTGCGCTCTAAATATCCATCCTTAGTAATGCGCTCACTGCCTACAGGTTTATAGTTGTGAGGCTTGTTACCTTTCTTAAACATTGTTGCAGCGCACTTATTGTAAGTAGATGCAGAGACTTTCTTACCCTTGTTGGCAGGCTCATGACCTTTAGCGTAACGGTGTAGCTTGGAATTTTCTTTTAGCTTAACAGAAGTCTTAGCCATTACTCTCTCATGATGGAGCTTGCTCTTTTTTATGTCGAGAGAATAAGCCTTGCCATAAACTCCGCTAACAGTTCTATTTAAAGCCTTGGCTACATCTTCAGTAAAGTTATCAGCGTAATGATTAACCAGGTATTCTATTTCTTCTACGGTCCAATCTTTAGGCATTTTCAAATACTTTAGTTAATCTTTGTATTTCCTCTTGGCATTTGCTTATTTCATCTACAATAATACTGAGATATTTTTCAGCGTTAATATGAATAATGTCTATTGAATCTCCATTGGATTTAGGAATATACATTTCAGGCTTATATTTCTTAGCTCTTTCAAGGCTTATAATCTTACCTCTAAGGTCATCTATCTCTTCATGGATTTGCAATAACTCTTTAAACTTTTCTTTTGTCATGATTTCTCTTTGTTAAGTTGTTTAATAATGTCAATGTAAACTATTCTGCTGAGCTCTATCTTTTGCAGAGCATCGAATTCAGCCTGCGCAGATTCACCTAAGATAACTTTGTTACTTGCCTTGAATTTAGCCTCTACTTTCTGCTTAGCAATATCTTCAAATCTTGCCCATACTTCGGGCAGCCATTGAGATTTCTTATAGATACCCTTGCGGAAGAGGCGCTGGCAGTTATAAGGTGCAGATATTTCTACCCATGTTTCTTTACCATTGATATAGCGCTCAGCATCTTCATGTAAAGCTGTAATAGGATCAGTAGGCTCTACATGTTTAGACTGTGCTTCAGGTAAGATAAGCGCTTTATTCAGCTCTCGCCATACTTTGCTCTTATATTCCTCATAGCGCTTAAGCACATCGGCCATAAAGCTTATGCTGAATAAGTTAAATGCTTCTACTCTTTCAAAGTCTTTACCTATTGCATTGTATAAGAATGCATTTTGCCAATCCTTAATAGTTGTACTTCGATACGTAGTTTGTGTAAGTTGCTGAAGCAGAGTTACTTCTATGTCTGAAGGTAAAGCCTTAATAGAATTGATTACAGCAGCCTGCGCTATAAGCTCTCTAAATTCCTGCTCAGATAATGAATGTAGCTTAGGTGAGCTAATGCACTCAGCTATAGCTCTCTCTTCAGCGCTTAGTGAACGACTGAAGCTCTGAAGTACTGATGCGGCCAATTCTTTGCTCATCTTCTTTAGATTTAGATTCGTTAATATTTCTTGCTTTCCATTGATCGCAAGCTGCTCGCCAGCTCTTCATAGAATTTCTGCCTACTTTCCATCCATTAGATTCATAGAATGTGTAAAAACGCTTAGCTAATACTACATCTTGCGTATAGTCTATGATGTCGGCAAGTGATGGAGGAGTGAATTTGGTAGAGGCTGCACGCTTTGTTTCAAGCGCTCGCACTCTTTCTTCAAGCGCTTCAATGCGCTTCAATAGAATGGTAGTCATTTGGTTTAAGATTATTAATTATTCAACAAATATAGAAGAAATCTCTTCCACCATGGCAGTGCTACTGCTTTTTTTATTGGCTGAGTCTTAGGCATATTTACTAAGCCAAGCATATCAGTATCAGGTTTCGATGCCTGAATATCACTGTAGTATTTATTCTTAGCTTCAATAAATTGCTTGAATTTATCTTGTCTTAAATGCTTGACTGCCTCCCATTTATGAGCACCTACCTTCTTAATAATACCTACCTCTCTCATAAGCTGAAGGTACTGCTTACCCATTCGCTCATGCTTCAGGGCAGCACTTGGTGTCATGCCAGCATTGACTAAAACACACACGCTCTTTACGCGCTCTATTGTTACCTTACCGGTATCGTACGTTAAACTTAATTGCTTCATGGTTTAGTAATTTGATTATTGAGTTAATTTATAAAACACTTTGTTAAGATGCTCATTATCAAGATGACTTAGCATCTGCTCTACTTTACTCCTGTAAATGCTATCCGTTTGAATCATGTTATCTACGTGCTCAATAGCGTGCAGAATGGTAGCGTGATGTCTAACGAATATAGCACCGATATTATGCAGGCTCATGCTGGTGCCATGTCGGATGATCCACATGCATATCTGCCTAACATCATTCACTTCCCTCACTCGGCTTCTGCCTTTTAAGTTAGGCCAATCTGTATAGCCCTTGTCTAAAAGAATCTCAAGCATTCTATTAGCCTTAGCCTCATTCATGCTCTCGGCTATTCCATTAATTGACTTCCACTTTAGCTCAGGAATGTTACTGTTATTTACAGCTCTTACCAGGTTATCTATTCTTCTACGTGCATTCTGCTGCATCTCAGAAGGAATAAGCAGCAGGATATCTGCTATCTTTCTATCTATTACTTTACTCATTTGAAAAATCCTCCAAATCTTGAAACGAAATAATCATAGCCACAATATTTATAACTGTTATTAGTATGTAATACATCATGACCTTCTTGTACAGCTAATTTAATTTCTATTTCAAATTTTAAATCAGCTTCTGTAAAATCACTTTCGTGAAGTTTTCCTGTTTCAAAATATTTATCTCTTAATATATCTATTGGTGTTCTCATTTGCTATCCTTCATTAGTTCTAATATGTATGGTATCTCTTCCTCAGTAATTGTAGCGAGCTTGCCTATGTGCGTAACCTTCATGCTACGCGGCTGCTTAATATATTTCTGAGCTGTTGGATAACTTACCTCAAGCACTTCAGCGAACTGAGCCACAGTCACAAAGTGACTGCGAACCCAGCTGTGAAATGGAGTAAGCTTAGAATGGCATTTCATCGTCGCTTGCTTCATCTAATTTAGTATTAATTGGTGAACTAACTTTAACTTCCTCTTCCTTCAGCCACGCTAAGAATATCTCGGCAGCCTCTAACACATCACTCGGCTTCTTATTGTCTTTACTCGCATTGCAGAATAACACAGCATTGTTAAGCGCTACTGATCTGCTGATAGAGTTCTGCACATCAGGTGATTCTTTGCGGTAATTAGGAGCGCTATTCGCCGCACCTCTTGGAGTAGAGCTATTCGCGTAAGGCATTGGATTCTGAAGCTTAATGTTAGTTGACTTGCGGCCTGTTGGTCCAGTGCGCTCTTCGGCAATGTAGTGAATAGTAGCACCTACTGCAATCTTCGGGCTCTGCATATCCTTAACTCCTACCTGACCTACTTCGCCATTCTCTAATACTAAATCGAAGTAATAGATGGTGCCGCTTGGGCCATTCCAATCTCTAACAAATTTCTGTGATTTTACTACTGACTGATTCATAACTGTTTGTTTTATTTTGTTTTGATTAATATACGTACTTAATTTATCTGCTAACTTTTCTTCCATCTCATCCCAATCTATCTCAGGCTTGAGCTTATTCCAGTCAGGCTCCCTGCTGTAACTCATGTGGATTATTGATGAAATGCGCTCTCCAATTTTCGTAGGCAGTTGTGCCTTTAGCATATTGAAGATGCTGTACTATTTCATTGTAATTCAGTTGCTCTCCCGCTACTGAACTCTGTACGCAGATGAATCTGCTTTTAGCGCGATCAGATAACATAGCGGTCACTCATAAAATAGTCATGCACATTATTCTCGTCTTCGCTCTCGAACTGGTATAAGAATGTACCATCTTCAGGATACACCTCACCATGCTTCTTGGCAATTGAGAAATCATTTAAAGAATAGGAGTGAGCTGATGTGTACAGTCTCCATGTGCAAGCCTCGGCATCCCACCTGCTTACAATAACCTTACCGGTTAGATTGTTTGGTTTATTCATGATTATTAATTTTTGCTAATTTAAGAAAGTTTTTCTATTTCGATTAAGAATCCTTCACCTTCAATAGAATATTCAGTGAACTCTTCCTGGAATGGTAGTGTTTCTTTGAAGTCATACAAGTCAAATAACATGTGAGCAAGCTGCTGTGCTAATTCAAAGGTCTCAGCTTCGAAGCGAGTTGGAATGTTCAGCCTATGGTATAAGCTGATTCTATCCTCACGTAGAGGAGTTACTTTAAGTACGTAGTTCATAATTCTACCTCCTTACTAACTAACACAGTGTGTGTTTCTCTGAAGTTAATAGCCAGCGTGTACTCAGCGAATGCTTCATCATAGGTGTCAAATACTTTAGTATAGCTACCATTAATTTTTAGAAAGTAGCGAGTGCCATCGTACTTCGCTATTTCAACAATTTCAAAAAGTGTTTTCATGATTATTTATGTGTTATATTGATTTCTATTTGCTCAAGTTGTTGAGTGTCTGCATCGAATGATCCTCCGATGAGTAGGCCTGCTATGAGCATGGCGAGAAAGAGTAGTGCTTTTTTCATATTAGATAGCATCAATTACATCAGCAAGATTAGCGTGCTTTAAAATCATTTGCGGAGCGTATGCAATGGGATACCATTTAGACATCATCCAATTAACACCATTAACAATTCGGCATAGTGCAATTTCATTTCTTACTACAGTTACTTCGAAGATACCTTTTTTAGCTACTGCTAATTTCTGAGATTTGCTGATAACGTTTTTCATTTGCTTATTGATTTAATTTTAGCAAATATACAAGCGTTTTTTAGATAAACAAAAAAAACCTTGCTAAATGTAGCAAAGTTATTAACAAATAATTGTTAGCTTAGAAAAATAGAGTGAAGATGATACCCCCTATGAATGAGATAGGAATACCTATAAGCGCTGTATTGCGCCAAGATTCTTTACGTGCAGCTTCCTTGTATAGCTGCTCCTGTGATTTGATTAATTGCTGAGAAGTCTTTTCGTTTAGAATAGTGTAGGCATCTATAGTTTTAGCCTGATCAGTAATAACAATGGCAGAAATACTATCTGATTTAGATAGTGTTATAAACTGAGTCTTAAGATAATCACGCTCAGCCTTTAACTTAAGCAGCGCTCTTACTTCCTTAGTCGTTAGACTGACCAGGGTATCTCTCACCGGCAAGCTCTGAGAGTAGATTGTGCATGGCTCTACGCAGCCCATGCCTATCAAGAGAATCAATAGCACTAATGTTTGCTTCATATCTTTCTTTGTTACGTTCTAATTGCTCGTTAAGCTCTTCAATCTGAAGCATACGCTGCACGTTAGTAGCTTCTAAAGAATCAATAACATGCGTAGCTTTCTCAGCTCTGCGCTCATATCCTTCGATAGTCTTTTCATCCTGCTTAATTCGAATGTATAAACTCTGAATAATTATGCAGATAGTGATGGCTACAGCTATAAAAATAGCGCCCTTAATTTGATCCTTCGTCATTAGATTTCTTTTTATTTGCAAAGATAGATTCTATAACTGTTAACCCTAACCCACCTCCTGCTAAAATAAGCAAGCCGTCAAACATGTATTCAGGAGTTTTGTATTCAGTAAATGTGCCTATGTAACTTAAGTTAATGCATACTACTAACGCTAAGATAGATGCCACTCTCTTAGAGCTCGCATCGGTCTCATTACTGAATACACTCTTCAGCCATTTCATCTGCGCTTCTTATTCATCTTATAGATGGTAAAGATGGATGCTGCTGCTGATAACAATAGACAAAATATCTTTAGTGCGAATTCTACATCTACCATCCATGCTGGAACACTAAGCAGAATACTGCTAATAGTACCGGTTACTCCTTCCGCTATCTGTTGTTGGTGATTACTCATATCTCTTTTAATAGAGTGTAAGTAAATGCCTTTTTATTCGATTTAATACATGCTTGCATTAGCTCTTTGTATTGCTTAGGAATATTCAACACTTGGCAACCCGCGCTCCACTTATCTATATTGCGAGACTCAGTAGATTCGTTAGCGCGATGGATGTTAATGCCAAATAGGCCTGTATCTTCTTTCCCCTGCTCCTCAGCTATTGAATCTTTATCGGCATCTCTGAATACAGTTACTTTCTTTGACTGCACTAAAGCGCTGTATTTACCCTGATGCAAGCCAATAATCCAAGTGTCTATGTATTGTCCACACTTTAAAACTGCAGTGCCTAACTTATTCATGGGATTATTAAGCCAAAAAGTACCTGGATTAGTAGTACCAGTGTACCACTTAACTTCATTACCCTGCACCAAGCCTATTAGATCATCAAATTTATTAGGCTCATTCGCTTTGCTGCGAATTCCTACGATGTGAAATGTAGGCCATTTGTAGCCAAGCTCTGTGAATTGAGCTTTAAGCTCTTCTACTGTTGGTGCTTTCATTTTTTCTTAGTTCTTTGTCGCGTTTAGATAAGTAGACTTTAAGCTTTCGCTCATAGTCTTTACGTGTTTTTTCTTCCTTTGTCATGTATCTTAGTTAGTGAAATCTCTCACGTTGAATCGGCTCCAAGCGCTATCGTAATTTCTTCCCTCACTAAAAGCTACAGTGCTCTGCCTGTTTACTTTGCGCAATGGATGAATATCAGGGAAGTTATTAGAGCTGTATTCAGGATAGCTGCTGCTATTGTCGCACAAGTAATCTACTAAGCGCTGAGTGTACCACTGAGCATTCTCGCGTGCCTTCTCTACTAAGCTATCCATCTCACCTTTAGTGATGGCTGTAGTGTTTTCAGATTGGCGAGTAACTAAGTTACCATTGTCGTGCTTATACATTAAGAATGGATAAAGCTCCACCATGGTCCACCATGCAGTAGGCTTAACAATGTACTCATTAAGTAAAGTCTCATAGACTCCACTCAAAGTGCCATTCTCTATCTCTGTTTTAATCTTGTTCGTTAAATCAGTTCCAAGATAAAGAGTCATGTACTTATCCTGTGCCAAGTACATTGCAGGTCTAATTAAGTTAGTATCTACAGCCTCATTTAACTGAGTGTACTTCTTAAGAAATTCCTCATTGATAAATAATATTTCGGGTGCTATTGCCATGTTCTTTTAGTTTAATTTGTTCCTGGGTATCTGCCATTATTCGGTAAGTCATACGTGCGAGTGTTAGCTGTAGCGAAGTCTTTAGCTATATCTTTCAAAGGCATTCCTGCACGAATAGCTTTAGCTACTGAGATAGGATTAGATGAATCTAAGCCATTGTCTGCAATGAATCTTCCTTTCTCTCTCTTGCGAAAATAAACTCTACGCTCCCAGTAGTGTTTGCAATTGACCGAGCCCTTCCACAACCATACGCTATAGGTAGAGCCATTGTGGCCCATCTTAGGATTAAGGTCATTTGTATCTGCACTCATTGCAGTTAAATCTTCATAGCGGTATACAATTCCAGCCTTAGCTGCGCTTACCATTTGACGGCAAAACTTGCGGCTGTTTTTACTTAGATTCTTTGAGTAAGAATAACGAATCTTATACAATCCGCTATCCATTTCAGATGGCTTATCAGGATCTGCATAGCTTCTAACTGAAGCCAAGTTAACAGGCTCAGCTTCTATAAGCTCCCACTCTTCCTCATCTACTATCTCGCCTTTATCTTCCAAGAATTCACACCACCAATTCTCATCATCTTCGGTGAAGATTGGAGGCTTCTCTTGTGGATCTAAATTAATCTTTTTTTTTTGAGCGCTTAGTTTAGCCACTGCGCTTCCCTGCGAAGGCTCAAACATTGCCGTAGCTACGTCTATTGGAAGTTGTAGGAACTGAACTAAGAATACAATAGCTTGCTCCTTAGTTAATGCTCCTGTTTGCACAGCCGCTACAATCTCAAGTGCGCTTGCTATCTGAGCACCATTGTAAGTTACATCACTTACTGATGCTCCTGCTGGTGCTACCGGTGCAGCTACGTTAGTGTCAGTTGTTGCATTATCTGCAACAGTTGTAGGTGCTATTTGTGGCGCTGCCTCAGCTGCATCAGCGAATATATCATTAGACTCAATGTATAAATCAGCAACAATGCCCATGCCTTTAAATATCTCTTCAAGTGAATCAGTTATAATCTTTTGATATGGCTCAATGATGTTTCTATTGAAGATGCGATAAGCGCTCTTCATTTCATCTGCATTGCTTCCTAATCCACCTGCATCACGAATACCAAATAACAAAGGTGAAGTTACGCGGTGAGCTGCTAAGATGTTCTCTCTTGACTGCACGCTAAGCTCTTGCCATTGCTTATCAGCATCAGTCATAGGCACTAAATCTAAACGCGGTGCTCTATCAGCTGATTCGTTGAAAGTGAATACTACCTTACCTGCTTTCTTAGCACCCATCATTGTCTCCCAATTTCTGCGGATAGCCATCTGCTCTTCGGGATCAGGAATACCATTGTTCATGTGAAGGAAGTAGCTCGGTGCCATTCCATTCGTTAAGAATGCTCTGTAAAATTCGCTAATGTCGCGAGTAATTTCAATGTAGTTAATAGCACTGTAATAATCAGGCTTCGGATAGTAAGCGCTGCCTGGTGTCATTACTCCAATAAACAACACTTGCGAAGGCTCATCTGCTTTCGTTGTTGGATTGTACATCGGGATAAACGTAGGAATGTTTTTCTTCTTGCGAGTGTCGCTCCAATCTTTAGAGTAATAAATGCCCGGTATAATATCCTCATCATTAGCCACAGCTAAGCGGCAGTTTTCGTAAGGTAAGTGGTTAATCTTAGCAATGGTGCTTCTATCTACGCTCCAAATTACTTCTAAGTAATAACCTCCCTGCATCTTTGCATCCAATGCTATTGGCCTGCGGATAGTATTTAATTTAAGTCTATCTATCTCACGTTGTGCAGCAGGATTATTACTCTTAATTTCTTTACCTGCTATCATAAATGAAATGCTCATAGTTAGAGCAGAGTGCACAGGTGAAGCATAGTATAAATCAATGAGATAATTGCTAAACAAGTTAGCCTCGCCAAGCGTTACCCATCCTTTAGGTGTTTCTTTCTCGGTAGCTTCTTGCGGCATTGCTGCTCCAAGATTCACTAACATTGGTACTGATGGCTGTGAGTGATTATCCATTGTATGTGATGTCGTTATCTATTGTTAAATTCGGCTCAGTGTAGCGAGGAGTAGTTACATCTTCTACTATCAAATATCCTTTCTCTATTACTCCCTCTACTGCCGCGTTTGTAGGATCTAAGTTAGTGCTGCTATTTTGCCCATAAACTACGTACGAGAATCTCGCTGGGTAGTTAATTAGTAGGCTTGCAGCAGTTGGTGTGTTGGCATTTGTGCCGATTCGAATGGTAGTATATCTATCATTCTCAGCTATCTTGGTAGGGATAGCGTAAAGCTTCTGAAGTGTCTGCTCGTTGGTTAGTTCAAGCAGATAATGAGTGTATGTATTAGCAAGCAAAAGCTCCCCTTCCTTTAGTGTAAGGTAGAGGAGCTGTGCTGCTGTATTTTTAAGTAAATAAATCATGCTTTAAAGATAGCACAA